GGAAACCGCCTTCCTCGACGGAAAAATGGGGGTTTTGGTTATTAATTTAATTTAACTTAGATTAAGAAACTAAAATCACCATCACGATCTGTATGAAGACCACTCAGATGACAGGAATTAAATATATCTAATAAAATAAGGTATATTAAGGCTACCACATAAAGTTATCAGTATTAGCATTTTTCAATGCTGGTCCTCTTCCTTTTCTAGAAGTATCATTAAGTCTCATTTCTGTGACTTTATGAACACTAGGAACGAAAGGGTTTGCTGATTTCAAGGTATTAAGGATAGGAGCAGACTCGATAATTTCTTTACCGGGTTTTGCAACTTCCTTACTTGAAAATTTATATTGTAGCATCTTAAGATTCTTAAGTTGTCTTTGTGCTTCCGAGATTGTCGATCCGTAATCTAACGGTTGATTCAATCCCCATTGGGAAGTCACATCCATGTCTGCAGTGATCGTTAAATACTTCATTGTTGAAGCATAAACATCATTGATAAGCCATGGAGAGGCAAACACTCCAATGTCGGGGGATTGGTCCTTAGATAGACCCATGATCTCTTGAGCAATCTGTAATTTTTCTTTTTGGATTAAAACTAAGATAGATGGAATAATCTTATCTTGGTCTTTAGGTCCAATAGAATGTTTTACAGAAGGATCTACTTCGATGAGAAGAGGAGCAAGCAAAGAATTTGCAAACTCATTCAAGTCTCGAACATGATCTTGCGCAAGAGTAAGGGCAGACTGGTATAATTCATTCAAAGTTGCGTTAAGCAGTCCAGATTGATTTTCTTTAAAAGAGAATAATCGTTTATCTGGCTTTGAAAGGAAAATACCAGGTCTATCTTCAGTATTACTATGTTGTCCACTTAAGATACTGTAAATGTAGTTTAATGATGATTTAATCGGAAGGCGAACCGCCTGAGGATTTATTAGTGGACCCTTTTTAGGGTCACTAATTAACATCATTAACTCTTTAAGCGAAGCTTGGCCAGAATTGACCAAATTTCCAAAAAGAGATACAATACCTAAAGCGAACAAGCTTTCTGTTTTATCACTATGACTTTTAGTCATCACAGTGTAAGCAGCGGATTGTCCGTTAGTAAAAGTATATCTTGAAAGCGCCATCGAAAGAAGAGACCGAGAAGTAATAAGACCAGATTTTACAAAGCTTAAAGCGTTGTTAACCCGTCCTGCTACATTCCATCCTGCTCTGATTTGTGCAATCGAGATACCTGACACGATTTTGTCACCCCAACAAGTTCTTTTCGCAAATTCGAAGACTGGACGATTATGAGATACTATGCTTTTAAACATATTTATTTCACAACCTAAACCAGTCATGATTTTTAAATATTCGTCGGCGATTAACCGATCGAATATCACTAAATCATCACCTAGGATCTCATATTGAGTATTCCAAGTTCGCGAATTGTAAACGTTGAATGCTGCTTTTTGTACGATCCAATGATGGGTCACGGCTAAACCAGCCCAAGAAGAAAGAGCTCCCATTGGTTGACCTACTGCATACCGATAAGGACCTGGAGATATTTTGTATTTTGAAGCAACTGCTCCATTAAACCAAAAATCTCTATCTGTTAAGATACCTAACCATAATTCTGCAATTGGTTTTCGTACAATTGATTGTATGATAACCGCAGTAAGGCTAGCAGGAAGTCTATCGGTTGCGGCTGTTAAGTCAAAGGAATAAGCACAGTTAGATTTAATGGCTTTTTCCATTGATCTTCTAACGCTCGCATCTTGGTCGAAAGTACCATCATTAGGAATTAACCTTAATAATGAGTACAATGTATCATGTAGAGGAGCTAACACACTTTGTGTTATCGAATCTACAAGGGCGAAAAGTCTAATTTTCCCAGCTGCTTCAATTTTTAAAGCAAATTGAGATAGACCTTGCCCTTTGAACATATCGAACCCATGCTGAGCAAGAGAAGTTTTCAAGGTAAGTCCCATTGAACCTACTGTAAAGCTTGTTCCCTTGATTAGACCTTCATGATAGCGATTACTAAATTTTTCGTACGACGTAACAGTCGCAACGATTCTTTTAAGTAGGCTATCGAAATGATTAATTTCGAAGAAGGGATCAATATGACTAGAAACAGCCTGTAGATATAACCCAATAATTTTGTACAGTGGTTTGTATGCAAATGAAAGTAGGAAAGCATCCGTAAAGATACCATGCATAGATTTTGCATTAGAAGGGCTTGAAGCTCTGCTAAGGTAAAATCCTGTAGGGTTAAGATGTCTAGATCTAATTTGCTTGATTTCTGGTAAAAAACCAAAGAAATCTTCAAATACAGATTTGGCATCATCTTTACACTTTTCTAAAAACACTGCATCTCCTGTGAATGGAGCGGTAATAGTTGAAATTTTCAACTCACCAGGAATTTGTAAAATTCTATACAGATTGAATAAACCTGTCCAGAATCTTATTTCCTTGGGATCTCCTCGTCTAATTTTCACTCTTGAGTGAGCTGGAATTAAACTAGGAAGTCCCCCTCTCAATCCACTATAAGGAGCCGCTGCACCAAGTTGTTGTAGGGAAACTAATCTATCTTGACCTAGTTCCTTTTGCAAGGCAACTAGTGAAGCTTTTAACCACTTCACTGTGGCTACCGCTCCATGATTTCTTTCGTAAGAAAGAATGAAGTCCAAGAACATTTTAGTATACTTAACTCTTGCCATCAACTTAGTTGTTCGACCTTGACTTAACATATTGTTAAGAACAAAGGGACCAAACAAACTATTTCGGATTTTCGCCGAAAGCGGTATCATTCGTTTCACGATAGTATATTTTGATCTTAATCTTTGTAAAAGAGGAGTTGTAAAACTTTTCATTTTCAAAGATAAGACGTCGCGGGGCCATTGCCAGATGATTCTATTCCAAAATGGAACGTCACAATGGTGTTTGGTCTCACACTGTGTGTGATTGACCGCCCCCTCCGTTTCTCTTTAAACTAAGGACTTAGCCTTTAAGCATTTCAGTTTAACCGTCGGTTCTTTCGAACTGGCTGTAGCTCAAGTGTTTATCTTAGCCTAATACCCTAATTGCTTAAGGAGAGCACGACAAATATATACTAACGATTCAAGAACTTCGGTTGTTCCTCTTATAAGTTACCTTACTCGAAGGATCGGAGATACTTGATCGCAGCCAACTCACGGTGTCCTGACCCACTCAAGGGACAGGATCCGTCAGAGTCGCTCGATAAAAGGGGAAATAAAAGATAGATCTACGTTAGGTATCTGCATTTAAATCATAAGCCATTATATAGATTAGTAGTTTTATATTATTTTCATAATATAACGCGCTATAAATATAGTGAATGGAATAGAGGATAAAAATACGATCAACTTTAAGTAAGAAAAATCTACTTATTACTTTCTCGAACTTGATTTCATGCGCAATCAAAATTAGGATCCGGAATTGGATAATATCCAGGGGCCGGTAAATCCTAG